TTAGGTGGTGGAAGTCCTGCTGGAGATAAACCTTCTAAACCTGAGGAGACTCCTTCAGAATATAAAGACCGAGTAATGAGAAATGAAATCTAAAAAACAAGATTTGCAAATTAAGATAGCAACCCAAGAAGAAGCTTATTGGACTGATATTAAAGAAAAGTGTGAAGAAAGCATATTTCAGAAGAAAAATTCTATAGAAATGGATAAAAAGTGTTTAAAACTTGCAATTAAGAAACTCGCTCTTGAAGAAGAAAAAAAGCTCAAAAAGTAGGAAGATTTAAATAGTTTGTTTTTATATTTTTTTTATGGCAGATGAAGAAACTAAAACAGAAGAAACTGAAGAAGCTAAAGACGATTCTAAGGAAGAAGAGGCTTAATAAAAATGGCAGATGAAGCAGTTTTAAAATGGGAATTAGAACCTGCAATTCCAATGACTTGTTCTAATACTACTGGAATTGAGAAAGGTGCAATTTTGGAAATTTCTGATCCTTTTACCGTAGCAACTACTAATGGAGATTCTGATAAAATTATAGGAATTGCTGCTGAAGAAAAAATTGCAAACGATGGGAAGACTACAATCCCAGTTTATCTAAGAGGAGTTTTCATATTTACTGCTGGGGCTGGAGGTATTACAGTTGGAAGGGCATTTAGAACTGATACAGCAACTGGAAGTGCAAATGAAGTTGTTATTGCTGCTGCAAATGAGGAAGGAATTATAGGAACAGCGTTAGAAACTGCAACAGATAGGGAAACATTTTATGGTTTACTAAATCCGATAAATCCAGTATTAGCATAAAATGGCAGACATAGCAGGACAAGCAGAAATTAGAGGAATTGATATTGATAAGTTATCAACAGGTTTTGCAGAAGAAGCTATTGTTCTAAAAAGTTTTTGTAATGTTTCAAATACTTCTGCAAGAGAAATTAGACATTATACAAAAACTGCTGGAATTTTAGATTCTACTGATACAACTGGTGTCACAACTTCAAGAGTTGCAAATTCTTCAAGTAAAGCAATTCCTGTTATCATAAATCAAAGCTGGACAAGAAATACATCTTATGTTAGAAAATATATGGTTGAATCTGAATTAATTTCTAATGAAGATATTAAAGACAGCGACCCTGATGTGTGGGGAGATACTATTAGAGATTTAACTAGGTCTGTTCAAAATCAAGTTGATGTTAGAATATTAGCTGTTCTTGGAGATACATTAGGAACTGGTGGAAATGTAAACACTGCAGCTGCAACTGCTGATGGTTGGAATGATGTTGCAACAGGAGACCCTATAGCAGACATTAATACTGGAATTGAACAAATAAGAGCTAATTCATATGATATTGGAAATCTAGTTATGTACATGAATCAAGCAGAAGAAAAACATTTAAAGAATTATTTGATAAGTGTGAAAGGATCAAGCATCCCAGAGTTTTCATCTGATCAAGTAACTAAAACAAAACTAATGAGCATCCTAGGAGTGAGAGTATTAGTAAGTGCAAATATGAGCACAGATACTGTTATAATGTTTATTCCTAACTTCTCTTGTAAATGGAAACAATTTGAACCTTTAAGATCTGCTGTTATTGATCTTCCATTGATTGGAAAAAAGATAAGAATTGCAGAAGAAGGGGAAGCTATTCTAGTTCATCCTAAATCTGTGCATGTTATAACAGACACAATAGTTGGTTAAAAATGACAGTTGAAAATTGTTTAAAACATTTAGAAGCTTATAAAAAACAAGCAGAAAATCCTATGAGTCCAGATGGAGTTCCTTACACAGGAGATCAAAGGAAGAATGCTATTTCTACATCAATACACAATATTAAAATGATGGAAGATCATATTCTTAATAGTGTAAAATTTGTCGGTGGAATAAAAAAGATTAATGGAATACAAATTGAGTTTGAAAGACAACCAATAATTGATGAGATTTTAAAAGAAAGAGAATCTGTTTCTAAAAAGGAGAAGCCTAAACCTAAGGCAAAGGATAATTAACATTCTTAGAAACAGTACCTTTAGCTGCTGATAATGTTACAATAATGGCAGACAAAGGTGTAGGATATGCCTACTCCATACTCGCTGCTTAATTCCCCATAAATGAGGAATACGCAGAAAATTCTGGAAATGCCAAAATTTATTAAGTTATGTTATCTAAGTAAGTGATGGTAATTCAAGAAGGGCCTTCAGAAGTTAAGCAAAAAGGTGTCAGAACTGAGTGGCCTGTTGAAGAAGGGTTAACAGCGGGGACTCAAAAACAAGAAGGAAGAACATCTAATCTTGTGCCTCAAAACTCAGTTGTGAATCCAGATGAACAGGTGTTATTCTAATGGCAAAAAAAGGAAGACCAACAAAAACTCAAAGCATTCTTAATAGTATGAAGCAAGGACCAATAAATCCTATTTCAAATGAAATGACTTTGCCTAATAATTCTGGAGATCATCAAAGAAGCATAAAAAGAAACACACCTATAGGGAATCAAGATTTAGTTAATAAAGAATATGTTGATTCTGAGATTGTAGATAAAGCATGGCTCAAAGCAACAAATCAAACTGGTCTGACTGGCGACAAATCCGGGAGTTTTGATATTAACACAACTGGCACAGGAAGATTCGATGGAAATCTTTTGGACGACTCAGATGTCAGGTCTATTGACTTAGTGAATAGAAAATTATGTTATGATGATTCAACCTGTGCAGTAGAATGGGGTGTTTCTAAATTAGTAGATACCTCAGATGATGATGCTGTTGATTGGAATTCAAGAATATTACTTGCCAGTGGGGGAACAGACACAATTCTTGATTGGGACACTGCAGGATTAGCAGATTTTAAAGATAGTGATGTAACAACAACTGGAGAAGTTTCAACACCTCAGGTAAATATTACAGGTGGAACAGCAAACATGTTAATATATGAAGATGATGATAATTTCTATTTAGAAAATCCAAACAACGAAAAAAACCTTATTTTTAGAATGAAAGACGGCGGCTCTTCTATTAATGCTCTTAGGTTTTTTGCAAATGATTCTATAATGCAATTAGAAAGAGCAAGTGCAAGTGCAGGCCCTAAAATAAGATTCAGAAATAGCTCAGGAACTCAATGGGAACTACAAGGAGGCAACACAAATTTTCAAATAAGAAGCGGAACAACTGTGATAATGGAAATTGATAGGTCTGGAACTGATGGACTTTTCAGTTTTTTAGGTGATACTTCAGGATTTCCTTATGGTAATTTCTGGGGAAATGATATTGCAGAAACAATATTAGGAACTGAGTTTAGTGCTCCTGTTATTGTAAGTGATAGTGACATTACAGCAGGTGAATTAAATGATGCAACATTCCAAAACAACCAAGAATTAGTCATTGGAAAGCCTGGAAGATATTTAATAAATTATTCTGTTAGTGTTAAAGCAGGAGTTACTCAACACATAGTTGCTGGAATAGGTGTTAATGGAACAAGACAAAACTGCGGACAAACTCATGGAGTAATGCCAGCAGGAAATGCAGAACAAAGTTTAAGCTCAACAGCTATTCTTGATTTAGCTTCTACAAATACAATTACAATAATGTTAGATAATGAAAGTGGAAGTGCAAGTCCAGCCAATGATGTAGATGTTGAACATGTCAGTTTATCTATTACACATATTGGAGGTACATAATGACGAAAGAAATAAACAAAATCAGCGACGAGGAATTGGAATTAGTAGAAACTGAAAGAACTATTATAACCAAAACCAGATTGCTTAATGAAAAGAAAGCAGTTGAAGATATGTTAGCCAAGTTTGAAGAATAGAAACATTTATAAAGTATGTTTCCATAGTTTTCATATGAAACATATACATTTAAGAATACCTGTGAATAGATTTTGGGAACTATGTAGGATTAAAAATAAACTCTCAGAAAAGAAGAAGAAGAAAATAACTTGGGAAGAGTTTGTATTTCTATCAGCGAGGCTGAAATGGTAAAAATTACTACTAAAAAGGAGGTAAAGCAAAATGAATAAACAGAATATAGCAATAACAAAACATGAAGATAAAACTTCACAGAATGGTAGAGACTACACTGTATTTGATACAAATCTTGGAAAAATGAGTTGTTTTGAAGAAGATATTATTAAAGCATGTAAAGAGAATGAAGGGAAAATCATAAGTGTTGATGTAGCTGAATCTGAGAAAGATGGTAAGACTTGGAGAAACATTAGAGGTTTTTATGAAGTCGTAAGTCAAGCAACTGAATCAATTGAAGCTGCCGGAGATACATTTCAAGAACAAGAAGTTCAAGAACATGTTGAAGTCGTAAAGATGAATAAACCTATGAGGAAAGAGTTTGATAAAGACCCTATCGGATTAGCTGTAGATGTATTTTGTGCAATATTTCCTGACAAAAGAGAGCAGGATTACAACACACAAATCAACAATATGAAATGTGCATGCGATATTGTAAGTGCTGCACAAAAATATTTTAAATAAGATGGAATTAAATATTGATAAAATATCTGTAACTGATGAGAACAAAGTAAGATATGTTTTTGTTATAAAAGGCAATATAATCTACCTAGAAAAAACAAACTTAGGAGAAGACATCCTAATAAGTGAAACAGAATTTGAGAGAGATATGAAAATGTTGCAAGAGATAAAAACAATCTTAAAGTTATAATTATTATTAAACACCCTCTTGGGTGTATGTATGGCAGACTTTTGGATAAGAATGGGTTTGAATCCCATTGATCAGGTTCGAATCCTGACTCTGCTAATACCCAAGTATACAAAAAACTCTACTATGGGCGTAGGGAATTGGGGGTTCAAGGTGGACGGGTAATCTTCCTGGCATCCCCCATTTATATTAAACAAGAAGTTAGGTACCACAAAAGTAAGTACAAAAAAGTACTTTGGTACCTAAACGGCGCATAAGAAAAGTTATACAAACAATGGAAGATAAATATTGTAATCATGCAGGAACTGAGGAAGACCCTTGTGAATGTGAATTAGAAGAAGATAAAGACCAATTAGAAGAATACGATACATAAACTACGCATAATCTTATCCGTAATCACAAATCATACTCCTTGGGGGTCTCTGCAGAGATGCCCCAAGTGGCCAAATAATTAACAACCTTATAAGAACAATGGAATATAGAAAAATAATAAAAAGATTACAACAAAAAAATAAATTATTAAAAGATAAATTGGAACTAATTAAAAAAAAGAAAACTCCAAGTGGATATACTGAAAAAGATATAGATTTCATAGTAAATAGTTACTTAGAATTAGCACAAGACATGAACAATGTCAGAAGTATCGTTAGCAGTAACTAAGAAATGCCTTATTACTGCTTTTAAGGAAAAACAATAACATGAAAACAATAAAAGAATTGGAAGCTGAATTTACACAAGAAAACTTAATCATAGCTAAAGCACTGAAAGAGGTGGTTGAATTGATTGATAGTGGAGATTTTGATAAGAACTGTTATGAATGTGATAAATGCTTTGATAAAGAAGAACTAAAAGCAAGGATAAATGGATAAATGAGTAACTTTGAGAAGCCTAAGACAGCTAAAGAGGATTTAGAGTATGCAATGAACATGCTTGAGGATAGTTTGTTTAAGTTTGTGTGTTTTGAAGACTCTTTTAAGAGATATTTGCAGAAAGCAGGGATATTAAGAGAAGAAACATGAAATGTGAGTATTGTGAAAGATCAGGAGCTAAAGCTTATTTTAATAGAAAAAGGTGTTGTAGGGCTTGTTATAAAGACTTTCAAAAGAAAAACAGACTTAAACGAATAGAAGGCTGGAGAAGAAGAACTGGAATAAAAGCAAGGATTACCAACGCCTCAAACAGATAGATTTATTAAGTTTACATACTTCAGCTTAGCCTGTAGCTAAGCTGATTTTGCTATACCGAATAACTCTTTCTGGCTGTTTGAGGATAAAACAAACCCCCCAAAGACCCTCATCCCCAATCTCTTTAAGAGATGACGACGAATAGCAGGGCTTTTAGCCCTTATTATACTGTCCTTATTTAAGGCCAGCTTGGTAATCTGCCTTTGAGGCAGCTTATTGCAGTTGCAACGCACGCCATGGGGCTTCAAGCCAAAAGCATTCCAAATATAGCAAGCTGAGGCTTGATTTTATGCATACACATCTACTGCCTGCTCAAGCCAAAGTTAGACTCATGGGCTTAAGACCTACAAGAACCAACAAGCCCATGAGCACAATGCCTTGTTCCAGCGATAGATGCCTATGTTACAGGGACTTGAAAACCAATGGTTTTCCGCCTTTCCTTAGTTGCTTGCCTGCGGGCAATAGCGATGCCACCCCACCCCACTACGCCTAACCCTGCAACTGGTTTCACCTTCAAGGCTGGAAACCCGTTGCATACTGGTTTCACTGCGGTGAAACCCGCACCCCCACCCCCCCTTAGCTCGCTCGCTTCGCTCGCTCGCACGACGCACTTGATATCGGGTATCCCGCGCTCTGAATTCCAAACCCCTAATCCACAATTTCCAATTCCAATACCATAACACTACAATATATATTTTCCAATACCCTAATTCTATAATAGTTCCATAATAGTCCTTAAAAGTATATACTTACACATAAAAGTATATGTCTATATATCATATATATATATAAGTATTGTTTTTTTGTATATATATATATATACTTGAGAGTACATATCTTTAAAAACTGAGGTATATAGATATATACATGGCACAAAGATTTGCACAACCATGGATTAAAACATCAGTTAATATTTCTCCAGATCTATATAAGTTGTGTAGACAACACAAGATCAAATTCAGTGAAGGATTGAGAAGAGGGATTAGTTTAATGTTGGCAGAGATGGGAATAAGTGAGTATGATAATAAACTTAATATTGTTAGAAGATGTAATGAATTAAAGATTAAGGCTGCTGAGTCATTACAGAAGCTAGCTGATTTAGAGAATGATAAATGACTTTGTATTTACATCTAATGGTGTATTTGATAAATCTACAAAAGGTAAAACTATAAGAGTAAAAGGATTAAGTGAAGAAGATATAATTGTAATTAAACACATGTTATTAGATGAAGTAAGAAAACAGAAAGCAAAGACTTTTAGATAAGAGCAATCCAGTAGCGAACTTCAAGAGCAAAAGAATAAAGCTTGGGTTAACCCCACTGACAAATTTTTAAAAATATGAAAAATAAATGCATAGAATGTGGCAAAATATTCTACACAAAATATAAAAAATCTAAATTCTGTAGGGCTTGGTGCAGGCAAAAACACTCAATAAAGAAGAATGGAAATTCAACTTGACAAATGGCAAAAAGAAATCCTAGCTGATGAGGAGAATCACATTTTACTAGGAAAAGGCAGAAGAATAGGTGCAACTCATCTATTTGCAATTAAAGCTGTTGAATGGCTAAGGACTCACCATAATAATCACCCTACCTCTCAGATAGTCTGCTCATCGATTACAGAAGGCCAGGCACAACTGATTATTGCATTTGCAACAAATTATGCTGAACAAAAATATAAAAAACTTGTTGGAAAAGGAAATGATAAACCAACACTTAATAGGTTAATTTTAAAAATTAATAAAAATAGAAGAATATTATTAGCAAAACCTGTTGGTGATACTGGAAAATCAGCAAGAGGATTTGAAGGACAAGTGCTAATGGTTGATGAAGGAGGATTTCAACCAGACTTATTCTTTGATGCAGCTAAACCCATACTGGCGACTACTGGAGGAAAGATATGGATGTGGGGAACATTTGATGGAAGAGAAGGATATTTCTGGAAAAGTTATGAAAAAGCAGTTATAAAAAAAGATCCAAAGGCAAGATATAAGGTTTGGGAAATGGATACTGAAACTGTTGCAAAAAACAGACCACTAAGTGAGAGTTGGACTCAAGAACAAAGAGATGAACTAATTGCTTTCCTAAAAGAAGAAAAAGAAGATATGTCTGAAATGTCATATGCTCAAGAATATTTAGGAATCGCTGCACTTGATAAAAGACAATTCTACAGTGACAAATGGATTGATAAAGTCTGTCATGTCGATTCAGATACTCAAATAATCCCAAAAGAAGGAAGAAACTATGGAGGATTCGACCTTGCCCGTATGGGAGGAGATGCATTTACATCAGAAATTGTTAAAAAAATCAATGATAAAAATATAACTCAAATAGATCATTATACAAAAAGAATGCTTCTAACAACTGATAATGAAAAATTAATAATGAATTACACAAGGAAATGGGATTGTGTACAATCTGGAATTGATGCAGGAGCAGGAACATTAGGAGTTTCAGTATTAGATCACTTAATGGAAATTGAAGACATGAAAAGAAGAATTATTGCAATGAATAACAGAGCAATTTCTATAAATCAAGAAGAAGGAAAACAAAGACTCTATAATGAGGACATGCATGATAATTTAAGAGCAATGGGTGAAAGAGGAGAACTTCATCTTTATAACTTGGATGAAATAAAAGAATCCTTTAGATCTGTGAGATGGGATATTGTTAAAGATACTCATGGACTAAGTAAAGTGAAGATTTCAGGAAGAGATACACACATTGTTGAAGGAATTATGAGAGCAACAGAACTTGCATCAAAAGACAAAAGTTTAAATATCTTTATGCGCTCATTTTAACATGGCAGCAACAAGTATTTTATCAACTGATGATGAAATGAATGCAATGGCTGGAGAGAATGTTGATGCAACAGGATTTACAGACCCAAACAAAACTGCATGGGGATTACAAGCAGAAGCTTATTTAGCTTCAATTTCTCAATATGATTGGAGTACAAATGTTGCAACAATCTTGGGTGTGGCTGCTGAAATGCTTTCTGAATATGTTGCAAGATATGTTGCTATGCAAGCAATAGCTTATAACATGGCTGGATTCACTTCTAGAATTGAAGCAGAAGATATGATAAATATACATATATTTAGAATGTTAGCAATAGAAAAAATTGTATCTGACCCAAGTTTTGTGGATTTTGTTTCAGACTCAAACGCTTAAAATGGCATTAGATTTACCAGGACCAAGTGGAATTCCAGGAATTGTAGGTGGACATACAACAGTTGGACCATCAAGTTATAGAAGTGCAGAATCAGCTCAAGAAGAAACATTTAAATTTCTAAGTGCTCCAGACTCAGATTATAACGAAGTACACACAGTACCAACTGGAAAAAGTTTTTATGTTACAAATATAATATTTAACACAACATCAACATCAAAACATGACCTTCTTTTAGCAACAGGAGCTGCAGCCAGCGAAGTGGATATTTTAATCGTAACATTAGATTCTGATGGAACTGCAGGCGCATCTAAAGATTTTAGTTTTATAACTCCTATGAAATTTTCTACAGGAACAAGATTATCATTTAAATCCTTAATAAATTCATCAGGTTCTATAATGTTAGTAGGATGGGAAGAATAAACAGCAGAAAACATTTAAATACATCAAAATACAAGGATTTACATGGCAACAATAAGAACTGGTCAAACAACAGATTTCTCAAATCAAGGAACAGAATTCACTGTTGCATCTCAAGATACTGATGGTGCTGAAATTAAAGAAACTTTCTTCATACCTGATTTTAAAAAATGGAATGGATATTATAGAAAAATTTCAGAGTTAAGACAAGTAATTATGAAGTTTGCATCATGGACTTTTGGAAGAAGAATTATAGCTGATGACAAAAATCAAAAAAAGTTAGACAAAATTAGAGGTGTTGGAAGAGAGAGTGCAAGAAGTGTTTTAAAAAATCAATGGATTGTCGCAATGATCTGCGGAGATTCTTTTGCTCATAAAATTAAAGATGAACAAGGAAGAGTGACTAATCTAAAACCTCTGAATCCTGGCAAAGTTGCAATTGTTGCAAATGCTGAGGGAATTATTGTTGGATATGAAATGCAAACACCTGTTGAAGGCACAAATATCAGATTTGATGTTGATGAAATTTATCACTTAATGTTCCAAAGAGAAGCAGATGAAATTCATGGAATCCCAATGCCAGAAGCTCTAGTAACT